TAAATGTTGTTGCAACAGAAGCATCAGCAGAAATATTAACCTCAGACGATTGTAATAGTTTTCTACCAAATGGTAAAATTTTAGCACCAGGGTATCCGTTAATAACATTTCTAATTTCAACCCACATTGGTAATACTGTATCTTTTGTTTCTACATATAAATCAATAGAAGTAATGAAACATCCACCGTCTTCATCTACAATAAATGTTTGTGCAAGTGGGTCATTGTTTCCGCCGCCACGATCACGTTCTTCATTATTACGTTCACGACTAATAATTCTAGAAGATGTATCTAATCTAGTTGTGGTTTGATCAACCGAATTTTGTACAATTGTAGCATTTCTAGTTGCAATAATTGTTTCTTGTTCAGTTTCTAAAATACCTTTTGATAAGTAAGTTACTGTACCAACTGTTCTAGGTAGGGGTTCAATTAAATTTTGAGCACTAGATGTTATCTTAAATTCTAATTCACCAGTTTTAAATTTTGGATTTGTTTCTTGTCCTGGCGCTGAATATTCTGGTATTCTCATTGTTCCATTTACAGAACCATTTGCTGAAGTTACTAGTTGTCCACCTTCAACAGGTGTTGCACCGTCTTCAGTAAATTCTGTAGTTTGTGGTGTAACATATTGTTTCATATCTACACCATCAAAATATACATAGACTTTAGTATTAGGGAAAAATGCTGATCCTGTGAACTCTACATTTCTTGGTCTAGACCATGGTATTAATGCTCTAGAGATAACTCTTGTTCCCTGTGACTCTTCATCAATTTGTTCTACTAATGCAGTTTCAATACCTGTTCTTCTTAAATCTGATCTTACAGTTTGAATTGCTCTTGTTATTACAACATTATTTGATGTTTCTGTTCTTGAAATACTAGTTGATACAACACCAGACCATTGTGTTTCCCAAGCATTCCAAATTGTACCTAATCTGTTTTCATTTGCAGCTAATACTGCATCATAGTTTCCGTCAACATTGATAATTAAATCAGGTGCTGTTTCTGTTTCAAACCACTCGTCACCAGATGGTGTTAATATAACATTACCTACCCAGTTTGCAGTATAAACAGGTTGAACTTTTTCTGTTCTTGTTGCATATGGGTTTTCTGTTTTAGTAACTTCCGTATAAGGAAGAGTAATTAAGTCACCAGTTTTTTGATAACCTAATGCTGATCTTTGTCCGTCTGTTGATACAGTTTCCTCAAGAGAAGCTGCATTCATAACACATTTAGGACGTAATTCTTTTTGTTGTTGATCTATTGCATTTTTGTAATCTTTGTTTTTAACATCACCAACTCTATGACCTGCAAAGTTATCTACAATAAAACCAGACTTAAATCTGTTTAGTCCGTTTGCATCTGTAACTTCAAAAGATTCAGCGTCTCTTTCTAATAGAGATAGATTAGTATAGTATTCTAAATTTTGAATACGTTGTTGTAGTTTACCAATATCTCTCATTGTAAATCTTTGTGTTCTAAATCTTTTAACTGTTGCATCTGTTGGTCTAAAAGTATATGCAGGTATATTAATTTTCGCAAGTTTCATAGCGCCATCTATTTCTTTTGGCTCTTCTGGTATTTCTGCTGAAGTACCTTCTACTACTCTAAAGTCACCTTTTTCAGTTAAGAAGACAAGAGCAATTTTACTTAAATAATATTCGAAATCCAATGTTCCTAACGAACCTGGTTTTGGTGTATCAACAACCGAAGAACCTGTTCCGTCAAATTGTCTATGGAAGAAATCAAATGAAGAACCTGTAACAGTATCTATTGCTGAATTAGTATTAGTAGCACCTGTAATATTTTCAGCAGTTGGTCTAAAGTCTAAACAATCTGTTAAGTTAAACTCACCAGTTGGTTCTGGTTCGTCTGGGTCAACTCTTGTTGCAGAGTATGTTGGAATATTATCATACTCCATTTGACCTGCTTGATCTGAATATGAATCTACTGAAAAGAAAGAACCTGTGCTGTGTGAAAAGAAATCAAATACAACTAATAGTCTTCCTCTTGGTTTTGAAAACCCTGGTTTTAAATTTAATCTAGAAATGTCATAGAAGTTATCTCTTTGACCTGTATCAAGTGTATAGTTTCCTGTAATAATTTTACTACCATCAGTAACAGACGAAATTGTTGCAGTTGCACCAGAGTGACTTCCTGTTACTATTTCGTTTGCTACAAAGTTACTAGAACCTACACCGTTTTGTAAATAATAAGTTAGTGGTGTAGTAGGATTAACAACTCTACCAATTGAACCAGATGATGCTCCTGTAATAGTTTCTCCTCTTACAAATGTTCCTTGAATACTTGTTAAATTGATTGTAGGTATTTGAGCATCTGTTGATGTATCCTCTGAGTCAAAAATTGCACCAACTCTGAATACATCTGCACGACCTAAAGAAATTACTTCATCTGTTGGTCTTGTTCCAAACGCACCTGTTGTTCCACCTGAAACTTTTACTTGTTTTGATAAATTTGTTGTTTTAATTCTTTGTGTAATATTTGTTTTTAATATTGTTGCAGTTAATTTAACTTTAGCTGCATTTCCAAATTTTGTATTATCTGTAATTGTAATTGTTGAAGAACCTGTTCCACTAATCTTACCATCAATATCAATAATGTCACCTTGAGCGGCTGATCCTGTTCCAGCAGTTAAAACTGATACAGTATAATCTTTATCTGTAAAAGATAAAAATGTTTCATTTGCACCAGCAGTAAATGATACTGCACCTGCACTATTTGTTGTTCCTATAAATTGTTTTCTAATTGTAAGTTGCGTATCAGACGCACCATTGTTAGTTGCAGTTAATAGTGTTTTAATAATTCTTTTAGATAGTCTATATATTGCAATGTTTTTTTCTGCACTAACTAGTTTACCAATTTGTTCAGATTCTAAAGCAAGTGTTGTTGAGTTATCTTCTTCAAGGACAATATTATCATTTGCATCTGTAGATGAAGCATCACTACCATCCATTACTAATTGACCATCAGCACCTGTTGATGTTCTTTCTAATACAATATCAGCAGTAAAGTCTTGACCACTATCAGCATCATCCATAAACACTGATCTTGTTTCAGAAAATTTGTGAGTAACAATATTTGAAATTGTTAAATCTGCATTACTTGAATTTTCTACAATGCTATCTGTTTCTGAACTATCAGACGCTTCAATTTTTTCACCTACTATAAAAGTACCAGATACGTTTGTTAACACAGCAGTTGTACCAGAAGTCAAAGCTCCAAATACAAATCCTGTTGCACCCGATGTAACACCTTTAACTTGTATACCACCATTTGCATGATTGGCAGTTAAAGTTGCACTTGGGTTATCTGATAAAGTTAAATATGTAAATGGTCTAATATCAAAAAGATATAGATTATAAACTGCATCTGTATTTCCAGCAGTACCACTAGCGTATTCTATTGTTCTTGATCTTGCAACACCAATTTGTGTACCTGATGCTGAACCTCTTGTTTGAATTACATCATCAAATAATGCAATTGTTTTATATGGTGTAGTTTCACCAGAAATAGAAGTTACATCTGGTTGACCAAACATGTTTGTTACTTTTACAAAGTTTCCTAATTCAGCATTTACTGAACCTGCATTAACAGTTTCAAAATCTCTTGCTTTATTAATATCTTTAAATGTAACACCAGACTTTTCAATTTCGTATCCTTTAACATATGCTTTACCTGGTGACAAAGATAATACAAGTTTATCTGAACTTGCAGTATTGCCATCATCTGTAGTTGCTCCTGTTGAATACACTCCTCTAAAATCTACATCTTTATGTCTGTTTGTAATTGACTCTCTCATGTCTAATTGGAAAGGTCTTACTGTATAATCACCAGACTCGTCAAATGTTCTTCTTGCAAGTGTATCACCTAAAACAGAATATTCTGTTGGTCTTGCTTGTGATTCTAATCGACCATTTTTAACTCTTGCAATTTCAACAAAGTTATCGTCATTTGTTGAACTTAATTCTAATGATGTTAATACTAATTCTATTTTTAATCTATGAGCACCTTTGGCTGCAAAGTTTGATGACCCTGTTGCGTTGTCCGTTAGAGACTCATCAATCTCTGGTGTTATTAAACTTTCGTTAAGTGTAAATCCAATTCTTGCTGATGCTGTAGTTGATGTATCTGAAAGTACAAGTGTTTGTTCAGACATTTGAACAAAAGTACCTCTTACATAGTAAACACCATTTCCAGCAGTAACAGCTGTTCCTGTTTGATTTGCACTTGTATGAGTTGTTACAGATTGAGCATTTGCTTCATAAACTGTTGTGTGTGTAATAATTTTATCTGCAAAAAGATTTTCACTATTAGCAAAAGTTGATGTTTCTAAATCTGTACCAGAAGATACATATTGAACATATAGTAGGGGTTGTGTTGTTGCAGTTGCAGCTTTAAATCCTACTACTTTTGCTCTAACACCTGAAGTCGCACCAACAATTGTTACAGGATTTAACGCATCATAAAATTGCGTAACGTCAATTGTTTCCCCAGCAAATGCTGTTGATAATTGTACACTTCCGTATTGATTGTTAACACTAATCCCACCAGGTATTACTAACGTACCTTCTTGAAATATATGATTACCAAATCTTTCAATTTGATTTTGTAGTATAGATTGAAGTTGCGTTAATTCACGAGCCTGAACTGCAAAGCCAGGTCTAAACAATACACGATGAAAATTTTTATCTTCTTTAAAATCATCGTAATATGGTGCAACATTTAAGTCCGTTTTTTGTGCCATATTATTCCCTAAAATTCAATAATTATTTTAATGTCTTCCGTTTGATCTGATACCCTTTGAATAGGTTTTCTATTCTCGATATAAACTATATTACCACTGTCTGGTTGTAATTCTGGGTTTGCATATCCACTTGTAAATGCTACTGTATTTCCAGCTGCTAGTGTTACCGTTTCACTTGAAGTTGATGACGGTGTTCCTGTTGCATTTGAAGTTGAACCAGTAATGGTATTTGTACCACTAAATGCTGTATAAGATTGTGTTGTTGCGGCTGTTCCATATGTACTAAATCTTTCTTGAGAATAATATAATAGACTTCTAGAAGCATCCCATTCTACTACTCTACCAACTGCACCTGTTGTTGCTTGTGTAATTTCTTCGTCAACATCAAACGTACCTGACGCTGAACTCATTTTAACAACGTAAGTCATTCTTGCTGTACTTGAACTTGCAACTGTTGTTGTTCCAAAGTTATATGGGTCTGTAACAATACCAACTTGTCTAAAGTCATTGGCAGTTGTTAAGTCATCGCCTTCTGCTTGTGCAAGTGTTGTATTTGTAATTACAAAGTGACCACCTAATTCTTTTACTGCATCATTACCATGACCTTCTTTTGGTGAGATAACAATTCTTACTGCGGCACCTGTACCTGAACCCATCGATGCTGATGAAGATAAAGCTGCATCTGAAAATACATTTGTTAAACTTACATTACCAAATGTGTATGCAGCACCACCTGCGTGAATTGTTGTGTCTGTTCCAGCAGTTAAACCAAATGATGCAATCGCACCACCTGATACTGTAATTCTAATAATACCACCACTTGATGTACCTTGTGATGTTCCGTCACCAAATACTGGTGCGTAATATGTTCCATTTGTATAACCTGAACCAGGTGTAATTACAAGAGATTCTATTTTACCATCTACGGCAGCTGCACTAACTGTTGTGTCAGTTGATACAGGCATATAATCTGTTGTTAAAAATTTTGTTGCTTCTGACGCAGTTACATTGTACATATATTTCAAAATATATCCACCTGATGCGAAAGGTGTTGTTCCTGTGTTTGATGGTTCAGAACCAGAATATGCAGCTCCACCATTATTATCTAAAACTTTATATACATTGTTTGTAGAAGTAATAAAGTAAAAATTACCAGCGTATAAACTTGATGCACCAGACGTTGTAGTATTTGATGATGAAATCGTATCATCGTACATATCGTAGATTGTTCCGTTTGAGAAGTTTACTCTTGGTAAAGCAAACGATACATCTGTTGAAGGTATTTTTTTGGCAGCTAACATTGCATCCCAATTGTAAAACTCGCCAGAAACACTATCTGCTGGTGTTGGTGGGGCACTGTCGTTTCCCCCTGTTGTTCCTGTTGTGTATGGTAAAGACTTACCTATGAATAGATAATAAGTCGTGCTAGACGTTTCAGAGAAAGATTCAAAGAACTGCTCTGCGTTGTGTTGTCTAAATTTTTCTGTAATAATAGCTGTCATTTAATTTAATCCTTATAGTACTTATTTATACAAATATTTATACACTTCCTTATGATGATGATAGAGAAATGTAAGCACTTTGTACAATTGGTTGACTTCCTTTCTGTATTAGACCTAGTGGTCTATCTTGATTTACATTAATATCATAATTATCAAGAGGTATTTGACCTTTATTACCTACTGTATGCGTTTCCTCTGATAGTAAAAGATCAACTCTTTGAGCAATATCTTTGAAATCTTGTTCTTGCGTAAGTCTGTCATCTGCTTCTGTTCTAACATAATTTGTAACCCCTGGTGTTGAACTTTCTAAAAGGACACCATCAACAGGTTCTGCATCAAGAGAAGTTTCTAATCTAATATTTACATGCGTTGTAGTTTGACTTTCCATATTTAAATGTATAATATGTGAAGATGGGTCAAACGATTCTTGTATAATTACACCTTGATCTTCTCTAATAAATCTAAAAGCATCCTCTGATAAAATATAACTATTTTCATCTGTTCCGTTTGCATCTGTTTGATCAAGAGAAATAAACCCATCATCTTGTTCTAGTAAAAATCCCTCTTCATGAACTCCACCCGAATCAATATCACCTGCACCTGTTGTTAAACTTCTATTAGCATCATCTGCTGTATTGTGTGTGGCATCTTCTTGTCGTACAAAAAAACCATCCTCTGTTTGTAAAGGTGTAACGCCGTCTCTTTCTGCAATAAATTTAGGTACTAGTTTACCAGCAATTAATAATTCTGATGGTTGATCAAGTAGAATTCTTGCTTCTCTTCTAATAGAACTAAAAGGAACATTGTCATATTCTGATAAAGGTATAGTGTCTTCATTTGTAGGGTCATCTTGTAAAAGTTTTTCACCTACACTTACTACCTGATCTGCTCTAAATGTAACAATAGATGTTTCCATTATTAATCTATTTGTTTCTGGCGATACATTATCTTCTAATAAAATATTATCACCGTCAGTTTCTTGTACAAAAAAAACAAGAGCTGGATATGGGTCAATGCCATCTAGTATAATTGTTCCTCTAGTATTGTCTTCTAATTCTATACCGTTTGCACTTGGATTGCTAAATCCTGTTTTTGCAAGATGTAAAAGAAAGTTTTTAGCTGCCATTATCTTGCCCTCGCTTTTGATTGTATAATAATTTTGTGTTCTGGTATGAATACTAATTCTGTATTACCTGGTGCGTGTGCATCTTCACTCATAAGTTTACCACCAAGACCACCTATGTTTGTAAATGTTCCGTCTTCAAATAAAATGTTTTCACCTGCGTTTTGTTCTGTCTCATTAAGAACATTACTACCTGTTTCTAATAATAAGTTATCACCTGCATTTGTAGATGAACCATCTGTTCCATTTAGAAGAGTTGCTGAAGTTGCCGTACCATCTATTATAATTGACTCTGTTCTTGCTCCAATTCTAGCTCTTAAACTTGGTATTGAATGTCTTCGTGAAAATTTTTCATTAAATACTAATTCTAATGTAGATGCAAGTATTGGTGAGAATGTATCAACACTATCAACTGGGTCTTGTAATGAACTTCCAGCTGTTCTTGTTGCAGCCGATAAGAATGTTGCAATACTAACTTTACCAAATGGTGAGAACCCAGCAGGGTGAACTGCTTTCTTTAATTCATTTAAGTATGATGCTGTTGATTGACCGACTTGTACTTCGTATGAGAATTGTTGATAGTAGTAAGAGTCTTGAATACGAATTAAGTCTTCGTCAATCAACGATTTAATATTTAAATATTCACCTTCAGTTTCTTGATTTACACCTGCCGATACAGAACCTCTAGCAATATCTGATAAAATAATTGTACCTGATGCTCCACCAGAGTCTGTTATTACAACATCATTATTAGAAAAGTCAATTCTATCTTCAAATATTAAACTGTCACCAGCATTATTTGAACTTGCGTCTGTTCCGTCCAATACAATAAAGTCACCACCTGTTGTTTCATCTGTTTCAAAAACTAAAGTATCTCCAGCTTCAGTTAATATTAACTGGCCGTGATCTTCCGTTTTCATTGGTTCACCAGATGTCTCGTTTAATACAAATGCTGTTGAGTCATCTATCAAACCATCTATAACAAGTTTTTTACCTTCATCTTGTACAACTGTTGTATTAGATGATTCTAAAATTATAAAACCAGAGTTGTCTTCAAATGCAATACCTAACAATGGGTTTTCTGTACCCACTGGTTCAATTAGCATTTTGTGTTTGTTAACACCTGTACCATTTAATAGTATTGTTCCGTCTTCATCATTAATTGTATCTGGTACTTTTATTGTTTTAATTCTACCACCTGCACCAGAATAATTTGTATTATAATAAAATAGTGTTGGTGAGTTTAAAGGAACTACAATTTGAATGAATGCACCTTCTGTTCCTAGTGCAACTGTAATGTCTGACTTAGTTACACCACTAGTATATTCTGACCCACTTGCATGTGTACCATCTTCGGTTAAACTAAAAACTAATGGATGATTTGTTGTAGCAATTTCACTAAACAAAGATGAGTCTGATAAATCAAATTTGTAAGTAAATCCTTGATTTAAAATTAATTCTTTTTGTTCAACATTATCAATAATAAATTTATATACACCAATACTTTCTTGTTTTATTTTTACATCTGTTTGTACAAATCTTGTAGGAGCTGGTGTAACACTTGTTCCGTCTAAAACAATATTATCATTAATTGTAGTATCAACTAATTGTATATCTTCCATTAAGATATTGCTTTCATTATTTGCACTATCTTGATCTTCTAATATAAATGGCAAACTAAAATCTGTTGACAACTCCATGTCAATTTTTTTAATATCTTCAAATGTAACATCTAATTGTTGTGTATCAGCATTCCATTTTTTTACTGTACCAGTATGTGATGTTAAAGTATTGTTTGCTTGAAATGAACCTGTTACATCTTTTAATATAAAGTGAGCTTGAAATCTAGCATCAGGCAAATCAACTGCATCATAATTTAATCCACTATCATTTATTTTAAGTGAAACAGCTGCACCAATATCCTCTGTTAATGCAATAACTTTAGCACCTGTACCATCTACACTATCAATAGATATTGTAGGAAGAGAAGTGTATCCTTGTCCTTTACTATTTAAGAAAATTCTGTTAATAGAAGTTGCTTCTGCTTCTGTGACAAATGTTCCTCTTTCTAATATAAGAACATCACCATCATTTGTAAATGCATCAAGAGAAAGTTGAACTTCGTTTGTTTCTATCTTATCGCCAGCATCTGAACCAGAAGAGTCTGTTCTATCTAATATAATATTATCTTCAACCTTAGGTGGCCATGCAGTATTTGTATTGTTAGTAGGTAAATCAGAAACAGCATGATTCATTTGTGTAGATGGCATATGGAAAACAACATCTGGGTATTCTGAAAATGTGTGTGTATGTGAATTACTTGTTCCACCTGCACCTGCGGCTGTTAAATATAATGGATAGAAATAACCTTCTTTACCTGCACCAAGTTGTCCGTATTCAGCAGTACCATAAACGTAGTATGGACCATCTGATAAATCTTTCTTTTCTAATGCAACCTTAAATGGTTCTTCACTATTTACTGTTCCTACTTCTCTTTGTATATTACCTGTTCCGTCTTCAAGTAAGAACGCACCACCAACAGCAGATATAAACCCATCTGCGGCTGTAATTCCAATTCCACCTGTAAAGTTTACTTTGTCTCCAACTTCATATGCATTACCAGCATCTTGAATAAAGACTGAACTTACTGAACCCTCTTTGATTGTATCAACCAAAACATCTGCAAATCCATTACCTTTGTCAGTATCAATAACTAATGCTTCTGAAAGTGAATGAAGAATACCATCGTTATCTAAATTTGTTCCTGTAACTGCTGACTTAACTGTAAATGTAATTTTAGTATCTGTTTCATTTGAAGTTGCTTCAATCTTTTCGCCAGTCTCAAATGTACCATTAACATTTTCTAATTCTAATTCTGAAACTGAATCTGTTCCTTGTTGGAATGTTGCAGTTGCATCGACAACAGCTGTAGCACCAGAAGTTTTTCCTGTAATAACTTGATTAAGTATTTCTGAAGATGCACCAAGACCATCTGATACACATCTAATTTTTATTTTCTGTTTCCAATTACCATTTGAAACTCTTAACATATTTTCATTTGGATAAAATATATTTGCAGTTTCGTTTAGTAATAAACGCATAAAGACTTTGTGACCTTCAGACGTTCCTTTTGCTGAATATAAATCTTTAACTGATTTAATTAATTTTCTTTTTGATACTTCAGATGCCAATGTATTAGGAATAACTTTTAAAAATGATTCCCTAAACTGATCAAAGTATTGAAGTATTGTATTATCAATATCAGCATACTCTAAAAGTTGTTGTACGTTTTGTACAGGATTTGCTCTGTATGTGTCTAACGATGTTTCTGCACCAGAAGTTAAACCTTTAATTGTTTCACCAATTTCAAATCTTTGGTTAGCAGAAATGTATAATGCTGAACCTCTAACATCTTCAACAACGACTGTTGCCTCTGCACCAGATGTTTGACCTTTGATTGTTTCCCCTGTTATGAACTCAACAGAATCCTCTAACACCATTCTATCTATTGGTGCTCCTAGAACTCCATTCTCTGAAAGAATATATGCTTTAGTTTCAGGTTCTTGTATTACATAATTTGTTGTTGCAGTATATGTAACCTTAGCACTCTCTAGAAACTTATAAAAATCTCTTACAAAAGAAGCATAGACATCGTGATCTGACTGAATAAAATCAGGCAGTTGACCTTTGATAAGGGGCGATAGTTTATTTTTTAAAGTTGGTTCGTCTTTCATTGTTTCTAGTAGCTTGAAGAACCACCAGAAGTTGATACAGTTGTTGATGCTGTTGACCCACTACCTGATGTAGAGAATGTGCTACCAGACGAAGCTTCCGTATCTGCTGTGGCAGTTATAGTTGTGTTTGTTAAATCTAATTCTAGTATTTGGTTTCTAACAGGAACAATGTCGTTAGAGTTTGGTGTCACCACTAATCTAATTTGTGTGGAAGTAGCATCATCAATATTTGAAATTGAAGTTATATTAATATTATTAATTTTAATTACACCAGACGCATAATCAATTGTTCCTGCTTGTGAGTCTGCGTATGATCTTGTTGTTCCTACTAAAGAATATCTTCTTAAATTGCCTTCACCATCATCGTCAAAAAAGAACTCCGATGTTGTATCTGTTCCAACTTTAAAACCAGATGATGTAACAATACCACCAGTGGCTGCAAGATAACCACTCTCTGGGTTTAGTAATGCATTATTAAATGATAAGTTATAAGATGTTGTTGAACCTACAGATGGTGTAAAGAATTTAGATAACTTAACTGTTGTTGTGTTATTTAATATTGCAGTATTTGATTCATCAATAATTCTAGAAACTGCTGAAGCTCTGTATTGTGAATTAAATGTTTGTAATGTATTTGTATTATAATTTGTTAATGCAGTTGTAACCGATGTTACAATAGCGTCAGCGCTATCTGTTGTTGAATTTGAATCAAATTTAATTTGAGAACTTAATCTAATAAATGTAGTCTCTGGGTCAACCACTTCAGGTGTGATAGATGCAATAGTGTATGGTTTTAAATCATTTACTAATTGTGTTTTTTGAGTAGAAGTTAAGTTTGCACCTGTTGTTGATTTTACTGATATAAAAACTTTACCATATTCTGGTGTAGATGATACACCTGTCGATGGGTCGTATGAACCTTCTTCTCCACCAAAGACTGAAACTGCTTGTGTATTAGCAAAAAGTTTTCTAACAAAAGTTTCGTAATCAGATGTTGTTACTGCTCTTCCTTGAGCTGCATAATTTAATGGTGCATTTAATTTAATTGATTTTAATGATTCTGCTTCGGCACCACCTGCAGCTCTTAAAATTGTTGTGATTGAAATATCACTCTCTCCACCAATTGTGCCTGGTGGTGTAAAATTACTAGCCCCATTCGCTTCTGTCTTGTTTGTTACAACGTATGATAAAGAAACAATGTTACCATCTTCAACTGCTTTTGAAACTACACCATCACCAAAGTAAACTTCATATCTTCCACCTTCGACTTCTTGTAAAAAGTAAACAGTAGAATTATTTACTAGTTGAGTTATGTCTGTTGCTTTTGTATAAGTTGTAGTTGTGCTATCAGTAGAAGAATTAATTATCTTAACAGTAAGAGTAGAAGTGTCTGCTCTGTTATCTCTTAATACAAATCTTTGTTCTAAATCAGATGTGTCAACTACATATCTTGTTTCAACATATGTACCTTCATAAACATTAATTGAATCATAGTTAACTGAATTACCAAACTTAGGTTGTGTAATATCAGATATAGTTACAAAGTTATATGTGTCACCTCTTAATGATGTTGAGAATTTTGTTCCAGCAGGCATCGTAATTGAAGCTGCACTTGTCTTAACTGAAATACTTAATATTGCTTTTGGTGCTCTTGATGAACCAACTTCATATCCTAATTGTTTTGCGTGTGATACAATAGATGATCTTAATGATGCACTGTCTAAAAACATTTCATTTGCTAACATATTAGCGTTGTAACCTAGATAGTGTGTATTGTAAGCAAGAGTATCTAACAAGATGTTCATACCTGAACCATCAAAGTCGTAATCTTTAAATTCTGTTTGTGCTTTTAAAAATAACTTTAAGTTTTCTTTAATTTGATCAAAGTCTAATTCTGTAACTCTAAGTCTTTTTTTATTTACTGTTGTTGCCATATTATCTTAATCTTTCTAACATTACATCTAACTCAACTAATTCAGTTGGTGCGTTTACTACATAAAATCCCACTGTAACATCATAAGCATTATTATCATAATTAGGATAACATTTTACATTGTTTAATCTAACTCTTGGTTCAAAATTATTAATGACATCTTCGATCTTTCTTGCGATAACAATCGCTGTGACCTGCGTCATGTTTTCAAATAACATTTCTCTAACCCCTGCGTATATTTGAGGTTGAAAAGGTTTTTCATACTGATTAAGAAGAACAAGATTACGGACAGATCGTTTGACCGCTTGTATATCGGTGACTTTATTAACATCAAATCCAACACTATTTTTTGCAAAAAATAAATCTAGATCACTGAATTGTCTAGATGACTTGTCAGATTCGTTTGTTGACTGTGCGTCTGTACCTATTTGTCCTGCTACAGTGTTTGCGTGTGCCATTGAAAACTCCTACTATCATTTATTTATAATGATAATAAGACTAATCACCAGCAAATACATTATCAGAACCAGATGCTGACGAGTTGGCAACCCAACTCCCATGTCCACCCGTTGCGTCTCCTTTTCGATGAACACCTTTTCCGTTTACAAATACTGTACTAGAACCACCTGTCGCTGGGTCTCCACATGAAGTAGTGTCGCCGATACGAGTTGTCTTTGCACCGTTTGTAAAAACGTTTTCTGAACCTGTTGAGTATGCTGTTTGATGAAATGGATTTGGGGTTGGACTTGCATGACCAACGTGTTTATCTAATCCTACTCTAGTTACTTCGGCCATTACGTTCCTTGCGAGTGTATTGGTTTACAAACATATTCCACTGTATCCCAATCACCATCAGCAGGTATCGCTGTGTATTGTGGAAGCATTTGTTCGCATTGTGTTTGATTATCGAACCACTGTATATCTTGATTAATACATGTTGACCCACTACATACTGTTAAGAATAAATGCCAAATAATTTCTATCATTAATTTAAATCAATCTTGGTTGCATCAACATCAAGATTGCCTTTCACTTTGATTGTGTGGTTTCCGTCAACTTGCAATTCGTAGTCTCCTTTAACATGAGTATGTGCATTGGAATCAATAGTAAGATTGCAACTCCCTTTAATATTAACATAATTGGTACCAGCAATAATTTCATAATTGTCTTTAACAATTCTGGTAGACTTGTTTCCGTCTTTGTCGATTTCGTAGAATGTTCCAGCCTTATGGTATTCATGTATTCTTTCTTCGCCCTCTGTGTCATCGTATTCTTTGACATGACCTGCCTCTGTTTTAAAAACTCTGTTGTAAGGGTAGGTTGTTTTATAGGCACTATCGGGTTCGTTCCAAGTTGTCGTTGAATTTGCAATGCTCACATCCTTTGTCTGATTAGTTGTTTTATCAATTGTGTTTTCACCACGAGCAAGTTTATCAATATCAGGTTCGCCTGCAACTAAGGGATAAACACTTACACCTTCTTCATCTGGTCTTTCATTAGGGTCATTGAATCCTTTTGTAATGTCTCCTAACGATGAGGGTTTACCTGGTAGTGTTCCAAGTATAATAGGCTGTTGTTTGTTCTTGGCATCTAAGAAAAAACCAAGTACCCATGTTCCTTCAGCTAAAAATGGATTAGTACCTAGGCCAGAATTGGCTGAGGATGTAGTTGGTAACATAGTAGTTGCCCAAGGTAAATCTTCAGTTGGTAAATCATTTTTATTGTCTGTGTGAAACGATACGCATCTAACTTGTACTCTTCCCATTTTAGATGGGTCGTTTCTATTTTCGACTACACCGATGAACCATATAAATCCATCAAGCCCCATGTGATAATTCATTTAATAC